GACTGGCAGGCCGAATGGATGGGGCTGCTAGTTCTGGCGTTGTAAGTAAAGCGGCTTATGGAGAAAGTTCCGCAAAGAGTCCGCAAGGTGCTGGAACAACGCCTGGTGGGGCGATGGATCCAGCAGAAATTGCCCAACTACTAAGCCGTCGTGGTTTCAAAGGCAAAGACATTACAAATATGCTTGCTATTTCTTGGCGTGAATCAAGGTGGCGACCTGGTGTTCTTGCAGACGATTCTGACGATTTGTCATATGGACTATTCCAAATAAATATGAAGGATGATAAGTCTGTTGGTTTAGACCCAATTAAACGCAGACAACAATTTGGTATTTCAAAAAACGAAGATTTGTACGATCCAAAATTAAACATTAAAGCTGCACGCATTTTATTTGGTGGAGGAAACTATTCTCCATGGAATAAAGAAGGAAATCCAATGGCAGGAACGGCAGAAATCATGCCTAAAGCCCAAGCCATTACTCGCCAATTAGGTCTTGACCAAGGTGACCCTATTGTAAACGAACCTACTCGTAACGGTACAACTGTACAAGTTGCTGGTGGTACTAGTGTTACAATTGCTCCGAACATATATGTGACCTCCACTGGAAACAACCCGTCAGACGCAAGACGTATGGCTGAAGAAATAGCCCGATTACTGGATAACGATCTTAAACGAGAATTGTTGAGGACAACCTAATGGCTGTGAGTCGCGAAGAACAAATAGAAGCACAACTAAAAAGAAACCGTAACAGAATAGGCGTTGCCGCCCCAACACAAGTGTTTAATGATGCTCAAACTTCTTACTACAAAGAAGGAAACTTAGAATCTCCAACTACTCGTTTGCAGGACAATCCTAATTTTATTTTTCCTGGACCAACCACACGAGCAATGGGTGTTCAGCCTTACAAACCTGTTCGTGGGTACATTCGTAGATTAAATGAATTTTATAGTCGTATGGGGGAAGGAGCAAGCGACATACAAGGTCGTCGTTGTAACTTTCAGTTTCAACCAGAAACTATTGTTCGTAGTGTAAGTGGCAATAGCTACGATACTCAATATTTCTTTAACCAACAAGCTTCCCAACTAACTGTACCTATCCCCGGCCAATCCACTTACGGTTTAAAGCTTTTGTTTAATCGTGAAGCAGAAGTAGCTTCTGGATATTACATGTCTAGGGGTCAAAAAGTAAAAGGCAAAGGTTTTTCTTCTATATATGATCCGCTATTGGAAACATCCGAAGATATAGCTGACCTACTTGAAGGAGATTTTGATCAATCTTGGGTTACTAAAATTGGTGTTCTTGCTGACATTATGGTTTTGGATGGAGTTATTGGTCAAGGTATAAGTAAAGAAACTTTAACTACTATCAAGAAAATTGCCGAAACAAATGCACAAAACCCAACTGAACCAGTTGAGGGAGAAGAAAACAATGTTGATGAACAAGACAAGGATGCGACATTGGCAGCTGAAGCTGCATCTTATTGGTTAGACGATACTAGAAATAATGCAAATTTAGGTAACCAAGCTTTTCTGGTGCCAACTCCAGTTCGTATTGTGTTATCTAACCTTATGATTATTGAAGGTTTTGTATTGTCAAGCAGCGTAAACTTTCATAAATTTTCTAAAAAGTTTGTTCCAACACAGGCAACTGTAGAACTAAGTGTGCAAGCTTTATATATTGGTTTTGCTAAAAAAACAACTATTCTTACGCAAGACCCGTCGCTTACTGAATCTGGATCGGCTCCTGATGAAAAAACAAAAACAGAAGCTGACATAGCAGTAGAAAAAGCAACTTTAGATGGTGTTAAGTCTTTTTATAAATCCGTGTCTCATCATAAAGGTGGCAAGGATTTACTAAACTATATACTTAAAACGGACCCGCAACAAAGTTTTAATTTTACGTTACGCTTAAGTGAAGCAGGTTTTAATTACAGAATTAATACATTGTCAAAAGCTGGCGGAGGTGAGCCATCTTTTCACTGGACAGGAACAATTTCAATGTATTGGGATTCATACGTATCTGGAGCAAGTAATTCAAGACAACCAACTAGGACTTCGGCTGCTGGAGGAACCTTAACTAAAGGGTATCCTGCTGGGTTTGAACAATGGGACAATTAGTAACCCGTTAGTTATAGCAACAGGAGCTGGTCAAATATACGAAGATCTTGTTGATTATTACATAGACCACATTATTGGAGATAATGATTCTGATGCATTTGGTCTTAGTGCTCAAGAAGAGGCAAAATGGGACATGAATCTTCCTGCTGCAATTAATCCGCGACCCTTTGAACAAGACAAATTTAGAGTGCAGTTAGAAATTAAAATCACTCTTCAACGATTTGGTGTTTCTTACCCAGTTGGACAAAGAATAGTTTACAATGAAGTTTCAGCTTGTGGAGATGACGTTTTATTTAAAAAATTAAGTTTTGCTGCAATATCACAAACATGACAATTAATTCTTTATCTCGTTACACCACAGAAGTGGCTAATGACGGAACTGTTGTTGCTGTGCGTAAACAATATTCTGAGATACCTATTCAAATATACATTGTGAAGCCTGGCGATACTTTTGAAAATTTGGCAGCCAAAATATATGGAGATAGTTCTCAACATTGGAGATTATTAGATTTAAATCCGCAAATAGATTTTACATTTGATCTAAAAGCAAATGACCGTATTCGCGTGCCTCTATGATTTTTACAAATGCAGCAATTGACAATCCACTGGTAAACGTAGATGTTATAGGTGGGACTGTACCAACTACTCAAATAGGAAATGTTGAACTTACCTTTTCTGAAAATAAACATGACATTGCTACTATCACGTACGGCGGATTTCCAGGAATTGCAGTAACCGCTTATAAAGGATTACCAGTACGTATTACTCTAGGTAACAACGAAGCAAACATAATTGAGTTTATTGGTTATGTTGCATATGTTGAAATTGAAGCACAAACAAGAATGGGAATAGTAAATGATTCTTTAATTCAAATGGCCAAAGTTGTTTGTTTTGGGAGTAGTTACGAAATGAAACCTATTAGAAACACAACATATGCCAATAAAACAATAAAGCAATTAGTAGAAATACTTGCTGCTAAATACAATTTTTCATATTCTGTGCCAAATAATAAATACATTTTTTCGTTAATATCTCAACAAGGAATAAGCGATTGGGAATTGTTGGTAAATACTGCAAATAAGATAGGCTATTCAGTAACGGCTAATGGTACACATATATCCGTATATGACCCTTTCTCGTCATATGTAAAAACTGCTCCAATAACTACATTGCGAACTTTAAGGTCTGATTCAGGAATAGAAAAACGTCCTGGAAACATATATCAACTTAATGGTTTTTTTGGAGATACGACTCCACAAGGGGCAGCTGCTAACTGGGTTTTAAAATCATTAGACAACTTAGGAAAAGAATCTAAGTACACATCGTCACAAGATAGACCTAGCGGACTTGGTTCCCAAGTTGAAAATAGGTTTACTCATGAAGTTGCTATCAACACAACCTCAAAAGACGCATTAGAACAATTTGTTAAAAAATATACAAGAGACTCATATGGAATGACAGCCCTTGTTAGCGTTGTTGGTATTTCTACAGCAATGCCTGGGCGTCTTGCTCTGATAGATTCATACAACTCAGAATTTGACGGCTATTGGTTAATTGAAGAAGCAACCCACCATATTAACGAAAAACACTACATTACAACACTTAAACTAAAAACAGATTCTTTAAACAAAGCCCCTTTGTCCATATTAAAAGAATCTTCATATAGAACATCAGTGCCACCAAAACTATCTAATCGTGTTTGGAAAGCCAGCAAGGAAGAAGCATATGTATACTGAGGTTTTTCAACCCTACATACACAGAGCTATTGTTTCCGCATCTAATGCGGCTACGGGTGAAATAAAGGTACGAATACCTTCAAAGTTTGGCCCAGAGTTGACATTAGATATATCATTTATAGGTAGAAAAAAAGTAAACGGCGTTTGGCCTGTACCAGCAATTGGCGATCAAGTAGTGGTTACTACTGATAACTCTGATTATACAAATGTCTTTATTCTTAACGTCAATCCCATAGTTTAGGTAACTTATGTCAATTATAAAACTTCCATTAAACATTGATTCATCTGGAAAACTTGCAAGAGTTGCAAAACTTGATGACATAGTTAAACAAAAAGTTTTAGATTACCTATCTACATCTATGTTTGAGCGACCAATGATGCCAACATACGGAGGAAATACTAATGTTCTTTTGTATGAAAACTTTGACCCATTAATTTTTGAAGAATATAAATTAGAAGCATTACAAGGGATGCAAAGAAACATCGCTGGTGCTCAAATAACAAACTTGATAATTAATGGACCAAACTCTCTACAAAATGATTCTACAATTAAAATTACTGTGGAATACCAAATACCAACCTTTGGCAAACGACAAGCAACCATTGATGTAGTTTTGCCAACTGACCTAACTGAGGATTCTGTATTATGACAACTTTTGACTACACTAACCGCGATTACATTTCAATTCGCAACGATTTATTGAATCGTGCTTCTGTAGTTTTACCTGAATGGACATCTCGTGATAATTCAGATTTTGGCATGTTGTTTGTTGACCTTGTGGCATACATGGGAGACATCCTTCATTATTACGTAGACCAAGCTGCTAGAGAATCATTTTTGGAAACCGCTACTCGTCGTTCTTCTTTGTTAGCGATTGCAAGCTTGTTGGACTACATCCCACACGGCAGAACGGCAGCACAAACATCAATAACTTTAAATGCAACAAATTCATTGGCTACGGATGCAGCACCAATATTGATTCCTGCTAACACTAAGTTCACTGCAAAACCTCTTGTAGAAACTGCTGATTCTGTAATCTTTACATCTAATCAAGCAATTGCTTTTAATGCAACTGGAGCTGCTATTACAGGGTATGTTACTTATGCCAAAACAACTCTTGCTTTGTTAAGCCTAACTGAAGGAGAATTCTTTACAGAAACGTTTACAAGTAACGGTCAAATTTCGCAAACGTATACAATCTCCAAAACTGGTGTAGTTAAAAGTTCTTTAGTTGTATCCGTTGCAGAAGGCGTTCTTGGAGCATCTGTTCCTTATTCACAAGTAGATAGATTGATTGAAAACACCAACTCTGACAAAGTTTATGTAGCAAGTATTGAAGCCGACGACAGTGTTGTTATTCAGTTTGGTAACGGTATTCACGGAAAAATACCAGCCACTAACGCTGTAGTTACTATTACTTATCGCAGAAGTCGTGGGTCTGCTGGAAATGTTGAGGCAAATGCTGTAACTGCTTTTTACTCATTGTCAAACGCATTTGGCCCAACTTATGACGGAATCGTAATTACGCCAAACACAACTCGTGCCTTTGGTGGTTCTGATTCAGAAAGTATTATTTCATTAAAGACAAATATTCCGGCATCGTTTAGGTCTCAAGATAGAGCAGTTTCTTTGCAGGATTACGAAGAACTTACTTTACGTGTTCCGGGAATTGTCAAAACAAAAGCAGAAATAGTTACTGGAGCTATTGCAAAACAAGGAGTAATTACAAATAAAGCCAAAACTTCATCGGTTGCTACGTTAACAACAAGTGCGAATCATGGATTATCGGCTGGTGAGTATGTTGGAGTATTTAACGTTGATGATACTTTTGACGGCACTTATGTAATAACAGGTACACCTACTCCTACATCTTTTACTTATGCTCTTGTTTCAGCAAGTGTTGCATCCGCAAGTGTTGCATCAACTGCAACATATAAAAATGCACAAGTTAAGATTTATGCATTAACGGCACAAGACACATACGATGGAACACTGGCAGTTAGCCCAACAACTAGTCCTCTTACTTTAGACACAAATTACAGGGATTTAATTTATGATTATATTGTTCCTAGAGAAATTGTTGGAGTCAATTCTCTTGTAATTCCTAGTGTTGTTTTAGATCTAGTAAAAATTACATGCAATGTATCTGTCTTGCCAAGTTACATTCAAGATGCAGTTAAAGAGAACGTAGAAGTTGCAATTAAAGCATTGTTTGAATTTGACGACGTGTCATTTGGTCAAACAATTACTCTTGGCACTTTGTACCGTGCAATTTTAGATGTAGATGGCGTTGATTATGTTAGCGTTTCTCGTTTTACTAAAGGAGCAACTTCCGTAATTGATACTGCATCATTAATACCTGCAGTTGAAGGAGTTCAAGCATCAGCAAACAGATTGTTATTGTTGTCGCAACTAAGTATTACTGCTAGTGGTGGAGTTGCTTCTGTCTAATGGCGTATAAATCTTTTAGGATTCGTCGCGTTGACTTAGTTGCAAGTCCTGACGCCAACCCCTTTGGTTCGTATGTTCGTGGTACCAACACAGACGTCCCAGTTGGTCAAACACGTGTTGACTCTGATAGTTCCTTACGGGCAGATGGTTTTATTGCGCCAGTTGGTGTACTAGATGTTGATGCAACGTTTTCAGCAACTGCAACAACCCATTCTTCAGTGGATCTATCGTGGTCTTCGTTTTTAATTGAAAACCCTGAAATTAAGGTATCTGGAGACACTTCTATTAAAGGTGTTGTTGTTGTTTATTCTAAAACAGGTGCTCCCGAAACAGTAGCCGATGGTGTAATAATTAAAAAACAAACACATACGGACACAACTTATGCAGTGACCCACAACAATGTCCCGTCTGGAGCATGGGCTTATTATTCACTATTTTTACATTGGAATCAAAACGGAACAGGACCGTCTGGTATCAACTGGTACGAAAGAGTTGCAACATTACAAGAATTAGTGCCTTTTGACCACCATACAACCGATGCTTTATGGGAACGCATACCATCTCACCATCGTGTTTCTGACACTAATGGAACTTCTACAGACCCAGAAGGTTTGTCACGAGGATACTTATATCGGTTCTTGGACATTTTTGGATTTGAATTTGACCGTGTTAGGACTTTGCTCAACTCCGTAGTCCAACAATACGATCCTGAGAAAACAGAAACAGAATCTATAGACCAACTAGCTACCATGTTTGGTTTAGAAGTTTCTATTCAAGATTTAGGAACATCACGAATCCGGCAAATATTAAAAGATATTGCTTACTATCGCCAACGAAAAGGAACACTTGAAGCAACAAAACAATATTTGATTGCTGTAACTGGTTCTGAAGTTGACGTCATTGAATCAACTAGCAGCCCTCGTTACACATTTAACATCCATGCCGAAAAAGCAAACTTAGTTGCAGACTCACTATTTGTAATCACATCGGGAACTAAAAAATGGGATTTTGCAGCCGAAACTGCTTCTGTGTCTTACACCAAATCAAATGAATATCTTACAGTTACCAATTCAGGTAGTTCGTCAGCACAATTTTCATTAATGTCTACTGTTGCTGTTCCAGTAAAAGACAACACTGATTATTGGTCGTCTATTGAAATTACAACGGCTTCTGCTGGAAGTATTTGGAGTGCTCAATGGGCATCTGCGTCGGCATCATGGTCTAATTGGTCAACAACTAATCAAAGTGATCAAATCATTCCGGCAAACTTAAGTCCTGTTGGTAGAAAGGTAATATTAAAACCAACACAAAGTACTACGGCAATGTTGTATCCAGTTCTTATTTTTGGTTTGGCGGCTGGTGCAACTACAGTAATTTCTAGATGGATGGTTGAACCTAACTCTTACGGTCCATTCTTCAATGGAGATTCAGACTTTGGCGGTTTCGTTTATCAAAACAATTTTGCTGACCATCAATGGTCTGGAAATCAATATGCGTCTTACTCTACGTATTCAACCAACAGAAAGAAAACGCAAGAAACAATTGATGAATTGTTGCCAAAACTGTTACCAGTCACTATGCTTCTTGACCCATCCATAGATAAAACAATTAACTACGATTGGATTCCAGGAAAAACATGAACTACATAATCTGTGCATTAGCTGTCTACAAACTGTTACAAGTAATTGATTTGCTTTTACCTAAAGAGGCAATGCCCTGGGTAAAAGTTTTAGCGGGAGTCATTGTTTCTTACGGCGCTTCGTTTGTTGTTGAGGTAGACAATCTTTGGGTAGGAGGTTTAGTTATCGCAACACTTGCTGGTGTCTGTCACACGGTGCTACGCTGTCTGACTTATCTAGGAGATATGGCACATAACAAGTCTTTAAAGTAGGAGGACAACATGCAGAAGTCTAGGTACTACCTCATTGCAGGTACGGGTAACGCAAGTGCGAATGTAATTGAAACTGGTTTAAACGATGTGGCGTTAACCACTAAGGAGTTTGTGGTCCTTTGGACTGGTAAACCAACCGATGGGCAAAGCAGGGTGTATGACTGGCTTATAGAGCACTCAGCATCTTTTACCGTTGTTCATGCCGACGCCAAAGTTCACCACCTAGTAGAAGGTGCTGCAAACCGAGTTCTAAAAGTAGACAATCTTATTGACGACAGTTTGGATAGTTACCCAGAAGCCACTGTGCTTGTTTTATGGGATGAGGTTGCCACTCTCGGTCAACCCACCCAATTTGTGGAAGACATTGTTATTACGGCTAACCAAAAGGGAATGGAGACCCTAGATCTATGTAACGGTTTAGTGCCTTTGACAGTTGGGGAACCAGTTGAGGATAAGCCCTCAGAGGCCTCTAGGAAGCCCCAGGATGCGTTAAAAAAGAGTACCCTTCCCCCTACACAGGATTTGATTTCTAAAGCGTCTAATGACGACTACGCGCTTAGTTACGTTAAGGACGGTAAATTGGCGTTTTTTATTGGACCTAAGACCTCAGTTTTAAAGTTCCTAAGTTCAGAATAACCCACAGTGAGGACGTTGGCAAGAAGGGAAACCAACGTCCTCACTGTGGGTTATTCTGA